TTTTAAGGTTTATGCACAAGCTAGCTAAACAAGTAGCTGTGACTGAAAAGCAAAAGCAGATGGTTGTCAGCGGAAACTTCCGATACTCTAAGGGCGAGGTCAAAAGTCTGTTAGGCAACGGTGCCTTGTATGCTCTTGGTGCTGGGGAGTTTTGTTCGAACACTGCAGATCAGGCGGCATCAGGTACCCGTGGGGGGCAGTACGAAGCAACTGCGTACGCTGACCCAACTGGCCTGACCGCAACATCGCTAGTAGACCTTGAGCACGGAATGAAAGTGCTCAAAGTATCCAACAAAAGGTATTTCAATCTTTTGGTTGCTAAGTATGTTATACGCGACGTGGATATGAGTTCCGCCGACACTATTGCTACACACAGGGCTATTAAGTCTCTCACAGATAGGATGAACTTCAATCACCAACGGCTGAGTTCATACCACCACGAAGGGCCTGGATCACGCAAAGCTATTTCTAACGCTAGGGCTTATGCGATCACGAACGACCAACTGAACGCGGACGCAAACTGGTCTCCTGTTAATAAGCCGGGGGGATTAACATCGTGAACCACTTATTTGACAGACTGTTCAACGGGATGCCTGGCTCAGAAATGTACCGTGCTTGTTTAGTCCCTGACCTTTTTCCAGATGCGAAGCCGATGCTATTATATAACTGGCCTCAGCAGGATCTGGAAATGTATTGTGGAGGTGAATATTTGAAACCCGCACAGAATTTGTGACCTATTTTGCTAAATTAATCGAAAAGGAGAAAACGTGACGAACTTTGGCCCGACAGGGGAAATTGTGTACAACCGGACGTATTCTAGGGTGAAACCAGATGGGACGAACGAAACCTGGCCGGAAACTGTGGAGCGTGTAGTCGACGGTAACTTAGCTTTGGTGGATGAGAAGTTTCATCACGAAGATGAGCGTGACCGTCTTATCGAGATGATGAACGAGTTCAAGATTATGCCTGCAGGTAGGCATTTGTGGGCTTCGGGTGTTCGCAACGCTCAACACTTGTTTAATTGTTGGGTAGCAGGTTTTTCGTCGCCTGAGGAGCACTTTAGGTTCACGTTCCTGCGTCTCATGGAGGGCGGTGGTGTCGGGGCTAACTACTCCCAAAAGTATTTGGACCATCATCCTCGGGTTCAGCAGCAGCTAGAGGTGCATATTGTATGTGATGCTAACCATGAGGATTACCTTCAGATGGTAGAAGACGGCATTGTGTCTCAAGACTTCGGCAGCGACTGGACTGGTGCTTACATGATTGAGGACAGCCGCGAAGGGTGGGCGACAGCTTTGGCTGACTTGATCGAGACACACTACCGCACTGATGTGCGGCATACTAGGCGCGTGTATGACGTGTCTCGTGTACGTCCTGCTGGTGCCAAGCTGAAAACATTTGGTGGGCGTGCTAGCGGGCCGGGGCCTTTGGCTTTGATGCTGAAAACTGTGGCTAAGGAGTTCAATCACGATGCGGGGCGCAGGATGAACGGGCTTGGGGCTATGGCTGTCGACCATGCAATCGCTAAGTGTGTGGTTGCTGGTGGTGTGCGTCGCTCGGCTAGGATGTCGATTATGCACTGGGCTGACCCTCAGATTGAGGAGTTTATCAACATCAAAGCCACTAGTGGTGAGCATTGGACAACAAACATCAGCGTTGAGGTTGATGATGAGTTCTGGACGTTAGCCGACGAGTCTGCCACCGAATACGGTGACCAGCACGGCAACGCAGCGAAAGTGCTCAAGGCTATCGCGCAGGGTATGGCACGCAACGGTGAGCCAGGGTTTTGGGACTCGGATTTGTCCAACCACGGTGAGCCCAGCCAAGTTGTTTGCACTAACCCTTGCGGGGAGATTACGTTGCAAGAGTGGGAGCCTTGCAACCTTGGGCACATCAACCTGGCAGCGTTCGTCAACGAAGGAGGGAGGACCAACCACCTGGGCCTGACGCAGGCTCACCGCTTGATGACAAGGTTCTTGATACGGGCAACTTTCAGTCCGGTCGAGGACCCTAAGTCTCGCGAGGTGCTGGACCGAAACAGGCGCATTGGTGTAGGCCACTTCGGGGTGGCGTCGTTCCTTGCGCTCACTGGTAAGAAGTACTCGGAGGCACCTTTAACTAAGGAGTTTAGGGGCTTGATTGGTGGGCTCGCGGACGTGGTCACAGAAGAGGCCCGAGAGTACTCGCACCAGCTACGCATACCGGTACCTGTCAAGCTACGAACAGTAGCACCAACAGGGACTATTGCGAAGCTGCCAGGTGTGTCCGAGGGTATTCATCCAATCTTCTCCCGGTACTTTATTCGCCGGGTGAGGTTCAACAAGCTTGGCGATGATGCCGAGCAGGTGAAGGCGCTGAAGCAGCAGGGATACCTGGTTGAAGATGACATGTATGCACCCGACACGTTTGTGGTGTCTATCCCAACTAAGGACTCGTTGCTGCAGGCTGTGACAGACCTTGTAGGCGACGACAAGGCGGAGGAGACAGTACAGTCTGTGTATGACCTGACGTTGACAGAAATGTTGACGTTCCAGGCTATGTATCAGGCTGTGTGGGCTGACAACGCTGTGTCTTACACAGCTAACATCCCGCAGGGCTATGATGTGCAGGTGCTGGCTGACACTATCACTGAGTTTGGTGGTGCCTTAAAGGGTATGACTGTGTTCCCTGACGTCAGCATGCCTCAAACCCCGTATCAACAAATCACCAAGGAGGAGTACGAGAAGTCACAAACACATGACATTAGTGATGGTGTCGATGAAGAATGCTGCACGGGCGCTTGCCCGGTAAGGTAGGAGAAATAATGACAGATCCATTCGGTGACCTAGAGGTTAACGACAACGTCGTGGAAATTAAAACGCAACAGAAGAAGGAGAAGGAATTAGTGGAAGATAAAACAGAAGTAGTTGGCACCCTCAAGGGTGGTGGCGGGTTCGACGCGCCGTGGATCGTCATCCACGCTGCCAGCATCCTCGACCTGAAGGGCCAGACATCTGGTGCTTCCGCTGCGGAGCTGGTCGATGTGATGCGTAACTTGTGGGAGGCTAGCAAGAAGTTTCAGGGCTTCTCCGGGCAAGCCGAGTCTTCTGCACCGAAGAGCTACGGGCCCCCCGCGGGTGCCGCCCAGGCACCAGACGGGGAGACACACCAATGCAAGCACGGGACAATGGTGTACCGTGCAGGCATAGCCAAGGCTTCAGGAAAGCCTTACCGTCTGTTTGGTTGTCCGCACCCTGTGAAGGCCGAGCAGTGTGCCCCTATCTGGCCTAAGTAGACTTGGAGGGGGGCGGGTCCGCCAGCCCGCCCCTCTCCACCAACCCGGAGGTATACATGAAGATAGTTACTATAGCGTTCACAGATGGGTCCTCCCTTAGTTTCAGAGGGGAGCCGATCATAGATCCGAGGATGAGCATCATCATCCACAACCACCAGGATGATACTAATATCGGTGTAAACTGGGACCACATATTCTTCTACCAGGTGGAAGAAGAAGAAGAAGAAGAGGAGTAGCATGCTTACACACAAAAGGAAGGTCGACGGCCAGGACGTAGAGATCCACGTCGCCCAAACCGAAGACGACCTGGACATGTTCAGCGAGTTCATCGCCTCCAACATCAACCAGCTAGCAGTAGACTCTGAGACCACCGGCTTGGACATTTACAGCAGCAGCTTCAAGATCAGGCTGGTGCAGTTTGGTCACGCCACCGAGGCGTGGGTGGTGCCAGTGCAGCTTGGGGGTGCGTTTGAGGATATTGTCATCTGGGCTTTGCTCACGGTGAAGAAGCTGGTCCTGCAAAACGCAGCATATGATTTGCAGGTGTTTGACCAGACTCTTGGTGTGAAGATGGAAGAGTTGTGGCCTAAGGTTCGGGACACTAAAATTCTGGCCCACTTGATAGATCCTCGACCTATTAAAGATGGGGGCGTAGGCCACTCGTTAGTAGATCTAACAAGAGCTTATGTTGATGCTGAAATAGCAGACGATGTTAAAGGGCTGATGAAAAAGCTGGCACACGATGCAGGCTGTACTGTCTCGGTGATCTGGAAAAAGGTGGCGCTCGATGACGAAGACTACAACCTTTACGCCGGGATGGATGTCATCTTGACATCGCGACTGTTGAATAAGTTGAAGCCTTTGGTGCCTGCCGACTCGCAACGCCTCGTCGGGTTCGAGCATGAGGTGGCTGCTGTGTGTAGCTACATGTCACGGACAGGGTTTTTACTGGATGTGACATACTCCGAGAAGCTCTCGCAGAAGTTGAAGTTGCAAGAGTCTCGTAACTCCGAGATAGCATCCAACTTCGGATGCGACTCGGTGAATTCGCCAGCAGAAATCTTCAAGGTGTTGAAGGATTATAAGATCCCGATCCCAAACCAGACACCAACAGGTAAGCCTAAGATTGATGATGATCTTCTTGGTGAGCTAGCTGGGCAAGGGAACGAGTTCGCGAAAGCTGTGGTAGAAGCTAAGAAGGCAGGGAAATGGAGGAAAACATGGGTGGATCGTTTCATCAAGACAGCAGACAAGCAAAGCAAATGTCACGCCAGCATCAATCCGCTTGCTGCGCGTACCGCAAGGATGTCCATAACGGGTATC